TGTGATCAGCTACGGCGCTGGACATACGCTGGCGGTAAGCAATGGAAAGGGCTGATGACCCGTCGTGAGATTGAGCGTGAAGTCTGTTTGTGGGGGCAGCAATGAGCAGAGTAACCGCGATTATCTCCGCTCTGATTATCTGCATCATCGTCTGCCTGTCATGGGCTGTTAATCATTACCGTGATAACGCCATGACCTACAAAGAGCAGCGCGATAAAAAAGTCAGTGAGCTGAAGCAGGCGACCGCCACCATTACTGACATGCAGCAGCGCCAGCGTTCTGCTGATGCACTCGATGCTAAATACACGAAGGAGTTAGCTGATGCGAACGCTAAAAATGATGCTCTTCGGCGCAAGCTTGATAATGGTGGCAGGGTGCTCGTCAAAGGAAAATGCCCTGTGCCATCCTCAGCCGAAACCTCCAGCGCCTCCGGCATGGGCAATGATGCCACCGTCGAACTCTCTCCAGTTGCTGGACGAAACGTTCTCGGTGTCCGGGACGGAATTATCCGCGACCAAACAGCACTGAGAACGCTTCAGGAATACATCAGGACGCAATGCCTTCGATGATAGCGATAATTTTACTCATCATCCTTCACATCTGGCTCTGTAGACATGGTGGTAATCACTTCTGGAGTGAATCCAGATTAAACATCTCATTGCTGATGCTTGATATTGAGCATCTGGCGCGCGGTAAGGGGCTGCGTTGAGATAAGAGCCAGTTCATTACAAAGCCTATCTACGGGTGGGCTTGATAATGAAACCGGAATTTATTCTGGGTAACCAGTTACGGCAGTACAGCGAAACAACCCAAGCCAGTAAGTGGGGAAATAACACTGGCAGCCACTGAAAGATGAACCTCCTGCCTTATGGCAAAAAAGATTCTTTGTGGTGGCGGACTGATGGAAAGACATCCTAATCAAGCAACCACTCTACAGGGGCATAATTATGAACGACCAGCAAATCGAAAAAGAAATCGTTGAGAAAGGCAAAACGGCACCGCGTGTAACACCCGAGAAAATTGAAGGCCTCATTTGCAGTGAGCATTTTTTCACTGCTGCGCAGGGTGACCACCAGGCTAAAGAAGATGACCTTATTTATAATCCGGAGCCTTATGTCGAAGCCACCCCTGATGCTCTGCACCTTCTCACTTTCTGCGTATTGGTACTGAAGAATGGCTTCACCGTTACCGGAGAGAGTGCCTGTGCAAGCCCGGAAAACTTTGATGCAGAAATTGGTCGGAAGATTGCCCGGCAGAATGCTGTAAACAAAATCTGGATGCTCGAAGGTTACTTGCTGAAGCAGAAGCTAAGCGAACAGTAGTTATTACAAAAGCCATTCCCTACAGAGTGGCTTTGATAATGGCTTATACCCTACACGGGATAACTTAACTGATATCCCTTTTAACGGATAAACGGAGCCAACAATGGCAGAGATTATTCCCATGACTGAAGAACAGAAATTCCAGTTAGAGATTTACAAACTGGTCATGAACCAGAACGCAGCCGCAGAAGAAGCATTTCAGTTCATTGGCACTGACGAGTTGAAGCTTGAGCTATTCAAAATTCACTTCCAGTCAGGCGGCGCTAATTCAGATATCACGATCCGCACATTTGAAGCGGTGCGTAAATCGAAGGAAGCGTTAGACCTGTTCACTACCGGAGCATAAACATGGCAACTCAAGGTTTCGACAACCCATCCAAATTCCGCGATGAATGGGATAAGCAAGCAGAAGGGAAATAATCAATATGGCGACTGAGAAAAAGAATGTCGGTCGCCCTTCGGATTACCTGCCGGAGGTGGCTGATGATATCTGTGCGCTGCTTGCCTCCGGGGAAAGTCTGGTTAAGGTTTGCAAGCGCCCCGGCATGCCAGCAAAGGCTACTGTATTTCGCTGGCTGTCAGAGCATGAAGAATTTAGAGACAAGTACGCGAAGGCAACTGAGGCACGAGCTGATTCTATTTTCGAAGAGATATTCGAAATTGCTGACACTGCGATTCCAGATGCTGCTGAGGTGGCAAAGGCAAGACTTCGCGTTGATACCCGCAAATGGGCGCTGGCCCGAATGAATCCCCGTAAGTATGGCGACAAGGTAACTAACGAGCTTGTCGGCAAAGACGGCGGCGCAATCCAGATTGAAACATCACCGATGAGCACTCTATTCGGAAAATGACCTCGATTAATCCTATCTTTGAACCGTTCATTGAGGCGCATCGCTACAAAGTCGCCAAAGGCGGTCGAGGTAGCGGTAAGTCATGGGCAATTGCTAGGCTGCTTGTTGAAGCGGCGCGTCGTCAGCCAGTGCGTATTCTCTGCGCTCGTGAACTGCAAAACAGTATCAGCGATTCGGTAATCCGGTTGCTTGAAGATACCATCGAGCGTGAAGGGTATTCGGCTGAGTTTGAAATTCAGCGTTCCATGATTCGTCATCTCGGAACGAATGCTGAATTCATGTTCTACGGCATCAAAAACAACCCGACGAAGATTAAATCGCTCGAAGGCATTGATATCTGCTGGGTGGAAGAAGCGGAAGCGGTAACGAAGGAATCATGGGATATCCTGATACCAACCATCCGCAAGCCGTTTTCCGAAATATGGGTGAGCTTTAACCCGAAGAACATACTCGACGATACCTATCAGCGATTCGTCGTAAATCCTCCCGATGATATTTGTCTGCTGACGGTGAACTACACCGACAACCCGCACTTTCCTGAAGTTCTCCGTCTGGAGATGGAAGAGTGCAAACGCAGAAATCCGACACTGTATCGTCACATCTGGCTTGGTGAGCCAGTAAGCGCAAGTGATATGGCAATCATCAAACGTGAATGGCTTGAAGCCGCAACCGATGCGCACAAGAAACTCGGATGGAAAGCGAAAGGCGCTGTTGTCTCTGCGCATGACCCGTCAGATACAGGGCCGGATGCTAAAGGTTATGCATCGCGTCACGGTTCGGTTGTTAAGCGCATTGCCGAAGGTCTGCTGATGGACATCAATGAAGGTGCTGACTGGGCAACTTCGCTGGCGATTGAAGACGGTGCTGACCATTACCTGTGGGATGGTGATGGTGTTGGTGCGGGCCTACGCAGACAGACAACGGAAGCGTTCTCCGGCAAGAAAATCACCGCCACGATGTTCAAGGGCAGTGAATCGCCATTCGATGAAGATGCGCCGTATCAGGCCGGAGCATGGGCTGATGAAGTCGTACAGGGCGACAACGTTCGCACTATTGGTGATGTGTTCCGCAATAAGCGAGCGCAATTCTATTACGCGCTGGCTGACAGGCTGTATCTGACATATCGGGCGGTTGTTTACGGTGAGTATGCAGACCCCGACGACATGCTGAGTTTCGACAAAGAAGCGATAGGCGAGAAGATGCTGGAGAAGCTGTTTGCAGAACTGACGCAGATTCAGCGCAAATTCAATAACAACGGGAAGCTGGAGCTAATGACTAAGGTCGAAATGAAGCAGAAGCTCGGTATTCCATCTCCTAACCTGGCTGATGCGCTGATGATGTGTATGCATTGCCCGGAGTCGGCTGCGCAACCCGACTATTCCAGTTACTCAATTCCTTGTGGTGTAGGTTGATATGGCAGAAAAAAAGATGACTGACTGGCATCGCAAGGTGCTGTGCAACTTTGATAATGCCTGGTCAGCAACGCAGGATATGCGTGAGCAGATTATTGAGGCTCAACGTTTCGTCCGGGTGTCCGGCGCACAGTGGGAAGGCAGCACAAACGCTGGTTACTCATTTGATGAAGGCAGGTTTGAGCATTACCCGCGCTTTGAACTGAATAAGATTGCCCGTGAATGTGATCGCATCATTGGCGAGTATCGACAGAATCGCATCAGCGTTAAATTCAGGCCGAAGGACGATAAGGCATCGGAAGCGTTAGCCGAAAAGATGAACGGCAAATTCCGCGCTGACTATCAGGAAACATCCGGTGGCGAAGCGTGTGATAACGCATTTGATGATGCTGTAACGGGTGGATTCGGTTGTTTCCGCATGTGTGCCGATTACGAAGATGAAATGGATCCGAGTAACGAGCAACGCCGCATCAGCCTTCTTCCTGTTTACGACCCGGCGACATGCGTCTTCTTCGATCAGGACAGCAAGCAATATGACCGCTCTGATGCTATGTGGGCTATGGAAATGTTCTCCATGACCCCTAAAGCGTTCGAGGCTGAATACCCTGATTCCATCGCGGCAAGTCTTTCTCGTGATGACACTGGTACTCAATATGACTGGTCAACGCCAGATGCCATCTATGTTGGTCGCTACTACGAAGTTCGCGTAGAGAAGGTGAAGCTCACAGCATGGCGTAACCCTGTTAGCGGAGAAACGGCAATCTATGATGAAGATCAAATCAAAGATATTGTCGACGAACTGACCGATGGTGCATTCGAACTGATTGGCGAGCGAACGGTGAAGAAGCGCCGCGTTTATTGCGGTCTTCTGTCTGGCGCTGAATGGCTGGAAGAACCGAAGCGTATTCCGGGTGAACATATTCCTCTCATCCCGGTATATGGGCGTCGCTCATTTGTTGATAATCAGGAGCGAATCGAAGGCCACGCTGCAAAAGCGATGGATGCACAGCGTCTTGAGAACCTTATGGTTTCCATGATTGCAGATAACGCTACTCAGGCTGGCGGTGATGGCATTCCTATCGTGGATGTTGATTTCATTCCCGGTCCATTAATGAATCACTGGGCAGAGAGGAATAAGAAAAGACCTGCAGTTCTTCCTATGACCAGCAAGAAGGACAAAAACGGAACAGTCATTTCAGAGGCTCAGGTTGCTGGCTGGACCCCTCCAACACAAATGCCTCCTGCTCTTGCCGGGCTATTGCAGTACACCGGAACGGCTATTCAGCAAATTACAGGTGCGTCGCAGCTTGAGAACATGCCGAGCAACGTTGCCACCGATACCGTTGATAGCATCTTTAACCGGATGGATACGCAGTCCTATATCTACATGGACAACATGGCTAAATCCATGCGTCGCGCTGGCGTTGTGTGGCTTTCTATGGCGCGTGAGGTCTATGGCAGTGATACGCCGATGCGTATCGTTAATGAGGACGGCAGCGATGACGTGGCTCTGATGACTGGTGAAGTGGTTGACCGTCAGACAGGGCAGGTTATCGCGCTTAATGACCTTTCGCAGGGCAACTATGAAGTGACTGTCGATGTCGGTCAGTCGTTCGCTACTCGCCGTGATGCAACGGTTAAGTCGTTACTTTCCATGCTGGCACTTATCCCACCAGGAACGCCGAAGCATGACCTTGTATCGTCTCTTATTCTCGACAATATGGACGGCGAAGGGATGGAAGACCTGAAAGAATACAACCGCAATCAGTTGCTTCTGTCTGGCGTTATCAAGCCGAGAACGCCTGAAGAACAGCAGATGGTTGAACAGGCGAAACAACAACAGGCCAGTCAGCCAGATCCGGCTATGGTTGCAGCGCAAGGTCAGCTTCTTGCTGGTCAGGCTGAATTGCAGAAAGCGCAGAACGAACAGGCAGCCATTCAGGTTAAAGCATTCCAGGCACAGACTGATGCTCAGGTTGCAGCGGCAAATGTTGTGAAAATCCTCGCATCTGCCGATAGTCAGCAGAAATCTGATATCCGCGAGGCTCTGAAACTGCTCGGACAGTTCCAGCAACAGCAAGGAGATAATGCCCGTGCTGATGCAGAGCTTGTCCTGAAAAGTCAGGCACAGGGCCATGCGCAGCGCATGGACATCAGCAGCATCCTGCAAAAATCAACTCAGCAACAACCACAGCAGTAATTAACCCATAACGTGCAATGGCTGTCTTTATGAGGCCTTGCACCCTATTGCCTTCCGATGGGCTGAACATCGAGTAAACAGGGGTAACAAATGGACCAGATGGCAGAAAACACACCAGAAGTTGAAATCGAAACCGACGCGTCAGAGCAGATTCCTGATGATGTCGAACTGGCTGAAGAAGTCGAAACAGAAGATGGCAGTGAGTCCTCCGGCAATGATGCAGAGGAAGCTACTGAAACTGATGACGACGAATCAGAACAGGAATTCTACTTTGGTGACGAAAAGCTGGATTCGCCAACCAGCGAAGATGGCGCAGAGCATGGACTGGTAAAACACCTGCGCAAGACGATTAAAGAGAAAGACCGCGAGCTGAAAGAGCTGATGCGTCAGTCTCAGAAACCCGTCGAGCAGCAGCCGGTAATCACTCAACCACCGCGAATGCCAAAACTGGATGATGAGGACATCGGGTTCGATGAAGAAATCTACCAGCAACGCATGGCTAAGTGGGCAGAGGATAACGGCAAGTACCAGCAACAGGAGATGGCTCGCAAGCAGAAGGAGCAGGAGCTTCAGGCTGCCTATCAAGAGCGATTATCCAAATATCAGCAACGTGTTAAGGCTCTCAAAGTTCCTGGCTATCAGGAAGCTGAGCAGGCCGTACTCGAGGAAGTTCCCATCGAGACACAAAACGCGATCCTGTTTGAGTCAGAGAAGCCGGAAATCGTTGTTCTGGCGCTTGGTCGCAACGCTGAACTGCGCAAGCAACTGGCAGAAGCTACCAACCCCGTAGCAATTGGTCGTCTGCTGGAACGTATCGAATCGAAGGCCAGAATCATGCCAAAAGCAAAAACCACGGCAGCCACAACCCCGACGGTTAAGGGGAGCAACGGCGCAGTAATCAACAACCTCGACAAATTGAAAGCCAAGGCGCTGGAAACTGGTGACTGGACGCCGTATTTCGCCGCTAAAAAGGCAAAAAAATAACCTATCGGAGCATTAAGCATGGCTAACCAATTAGCAAAAGACCTTGAAATCATGTTCGAAAACTACGTTGAAGGCTTTGAGGCCGCCTGCGTAGTTTCCCGTAACGCTAAAAAATTCCGTCCCGGTGATACAGCAATGCAGCGAGCAGGTGATGTTCTGTATCGTCCGCAGCATTACCACATGAACATTGAGGAAGGCCTCGACCTCAGCAGCAAAACGCCAACAGCACTGGTTCAGCGCCTTGTTCCTTCTGTGTTCAAGGAGCCGAAAAACATTCTGTACACTCTGGATGCGCGTGAAATGCGTGACCCTGAGCATAAAACTGAAGCTGGTCGCGCCGCAGGTATGCGCCTTGCTGCACAGATTGACTCTGACCTGATTTCCATGGTCACGCAGCGTGCTACTAACGTGATCACAATGGCTGACTCAACCACTGGTTCACAGGGCCGTGATTTGTGGAACTGTGCGGCAGGTATTGATGCCACCATGACGGCGATTGGTGTACCTCAGGGTATCAACCGTCGCTCTTTCTGGAACCCCTTCAACTACAAAGACCTTGCTGGCGAGCTTGGTCACCGTGCCTATGCTCAGGGCGCAACCCTGACGGCATACGAAAAAGCGCAGATCCCTCCGGTTGCGTCCTTCGATAGCTACAAGACCGATATTTCTGGTCGTGTTCCGAAGGGTACAGCAACTTCCCTGACACTGGCGGCTGAACCTGCGCACAAGGTTGAAGCGAAAGATGTCAACGATATGCCAGTGGATAACCGACAGGGGACCATTACGGTATCTGCATCTGGTTTGCAGGTTGGCGATGCGTTCACCATTGCTGGCGTGAATTCCGTACATCAGATCACCAAAGATACCACCGGGCAGCCGCAGGTATTCCGCGTTCTGGCTGTAAGCGGAACGACAGTAACTATCTCCCCGAAAATTCTGCCGCCTGACAACGCGGATGTCGCCAGCCGACCATATGCAAACGTTGATGCTAACGCGGCAAATGGTGCAGCAATTACCATTCTCAACAAAAATGCCGCACCGGCTAACCTGTTCTGGGCTGATGGTTCTGTTGAGCTGATGTACGGCAAACTGGCGTTCCCGACTGGTCAGGGTCCACAGGTAATGACAGCAACCACCGAGCAGGGCGCTACGCTGATCATGTCTTACGCCTTCGACCACATCAAAGGCGTAACCACTGCGCGTTTCACCACTCTGTACGGTTGCTCTGTACTTGTTCCTGAATATACGGGCATCGTTATTGCCGGGCAGTAATTTTAGTGGGGCTTCGGCCCCATTTTTATTGGGAGAAGACAATGTCACGAACAATGCTCTATAAGCCGGGCAACATGATCACCTGTGGTCAGTTTGCTGTCGATTACATCATTGTTGATGACGAAGAAGTTAAATCTCACCTGAAAAAAGGCTGGGTAAAAACTCCTGAAGAAACCGCAACGAAGCAAAAAGTGGCTAAGGCGGAAGAAGATGGCGAAAACGAAGGGTGATCTCGTTCTAAAGGCTTTACGAAAAGCCGGGCTGTATTCCAATGCCACGTTGACAGATGCTGACCCTCAGGCAATTGAAGATGCCATTAATGACCTCGAAGACATGATGGCAGCATGGCAGGCGAAAGGTATCGAGCTTGGGTATCTGTTTGCTGATACAGAAAACGGCATCATGCCGTTACCTGACGATGATTCAGGTATCCCTGCATGGGCAAATGATGGCGTCGCTTTGAAACTCGCTGTGCAAGTGTGCATGGATAACGTCATTCAGCCGTCAGACGCTCTCCTTACCGCTGCTGACAGTGCATATCAAACAATCTGTATCGCTTTAACCAAAATACCACCACTTGAGCGGCGAAATGACATGCCTCGCGGTAGTGGTAACAAAAGCGCGTTTACGTGGAATCGGTTTTACATCGAGAAAGATGATCCGAGTACGTGAGGTGAATAAATGCCGATTCAGCAACTTCCGCTTATGAAAGGTGTCGGCAAAGACTTTCGAAACGCCGACTATATCGACTATCTCCCAGTGAATATGTTGGCTACACCCAAAGAAATCCTGAACAGCAGCGGATATCTTCGCTCATTCCCGGGCATTGCCAAACGTTCTGATGTGAACGGCGTATCGCGCGGCGTCGAGTACAACATGGCGCAGAATGCTGTATATCGCGTGTGTGGCGGCAAGCTGTATAAGGGCGAAAGCGAGGTCGGTGATGTTGCCGGAAGTGGTCGCGTATCAATGGCACACGGTAGGACATCACAGGCAGTAGGCGTTAATGGTCAACTGGTCGAGTATCGCTATGATGGCACGGTTAAAACCGTCTCAAACTGGCCTACAGACAGCGGATTCACGCAGTATGAGTTAGGTTCAGTCCGCGACATTACGCGCTTACGTGGGCGTTATGCGTGGTCAAAAGACGGCACTGATTCATGGTTTATCACTGACCTTGAAGACGAATCGCACCCTGACCGATACAGCGCACAATATCGCGCAGAATCGCAGCCGGACGGTATCATCGGCATCGGAACATGGCGAGACTTCATCGTCTGCTTTGGCTCATCGACGATTGAATATTTTTCCCTGACTGGGGCAACCACCGTTGGTGCCGCTTTGTATGTTGCACAGCCATCGCTGATGGTGCAGAAAGGCATCGCCGGAACTTACTGCAAAACGCCGTTTGCTGATTCCTATGCGTTTATCAGCAATCCGGCAACAGGTGCGCCGTCTGTGTATATCATCGGCTCCGGTCAGGTATCACCAATCGCCAGCGCGAGCATTGAGAAAATACTACGCTCCTACACTGCTGATGAACTGGCTGATGGTGTGATGGAATCGCTGAGATTTGATGCTCATGAGTTGCTGATTATCCACCTTCCGCGCCATGTTCTCGTGTACGACGCATCTTCAAGCGCCAATGGTCCGCAATGGTGTGTACTGAAAACAGGCCTGTATGACGATGTGTACCGCGCTATCGACTTCATTTACGAAGGCAACCAAATAACGTGCGGCGATAAGCTTGAATCGATGACAGGGAAATTGCAGTTCGATATCAGCAGCCAGTACGACAAGCAACAGGAACACCTGCTGTTTACTCCGTTGTTCAAAGCGGATAACGCCAGAGTGTTCGATCTTGAGGTTGAATCGTCAACTGGCGTTGCGCAGTACGCCGACCGCCTGTTCCTCTCTGCAACCACTGACGGCATCAATTACGGGCGTGAGCAGATGATTGAGCAGAATGAACCGTTCGTTTACGACAAACGCGTTTTGTGGAAGAAAGTAGGGCGCATCAGGAAAAACATTGGCTTCAAATTGCGCGTTATCACTAAGTCACCTGTAACTCTGTCTGGCTGCCAGATAAGGATTGAGTAATGGCTGATTCGAATCTCAATGTACCGGTAATCATTCAGGCTACACGGCTCGACACATCAGTCCTTCCACGCAATATCTTCTCGCAGTCGTATCTGCTTTACGTTATCGCACAGGGTACTGATGTTGGTAACGTGGCGAACAAGGCCAACGAAGCAGGGCAGGGCGCTTATGACGCACAAGTCAGGAACGATGAGCAGGATGTGATTCTTGTCGATCACGAAATTCGACTGGCATCAGCTGAAGCTAAGATTCAGGACCACGAAACAAGGATCACTAACGCAGAAGCTGCGATAGTCGGCCTTGATTCACGATTAACGACAGCAGAAAACGACATTGATTACCTGACGGATGAAGTTGTCGCCATTCAAAACACGCTTTCAGACCATGAAACGCGCATCGATGCTCTGGAGTATGCCACTACTCGCAAGAAGTCAGAGGTTGTTTACTCTGGCGTATCTGTAACCATCACGGCAGCGCCGACTAACCTTGTTAGCCTGCTGAAAACGCTCACGCCGTCATCCGGAACGTTGGCACCATTCTTCGACACCGTTAACAACAAGATGGTTGTGTTCAACGAGAACAAAACCCTGTTCTTCAAGCTGTCGATCGTCGGGACGTGGCCCAGCGGAACCGCCAACAGGTCAATGCAGCTAACCTTTTCCGGCTCTGTTCCTGACACGCTGGTCAGCAGTCGTAATGCGGCGACAACAACCGATAACATCCTGTTAGCTACGTTCTTCAGCGTGGATAAAGACGGCTTTCTTGCCACAAATGGCAGTACGTTAACCATTCAGTCAAATGGTGCGGCATTTACTGCCACAACCATCAAGATAATCGCGGAGCAGTGATGATTCAGTTCAAACCAACGCGAAACATCGACCTGATCGAAGCAGTCGGAAATCACCCTGACATTATTGCCGGGAGCAACAACGGTGATGGATACGACTACAAACCTGATTGCCGTTACTTTGAGGTGAACGTGCACGGGCAGTTCGGCGGCATTGTTTACTATCAGGAGATTCAGCCGCTTACATTTGATTGTCACGCCATGTACCTGCCAGAGGTTCGTGGATTCAGCAAGGAAATCGGGTTGGCGTTCTGGCGATACATTCTGACTAACACCACCGTTCAGTGCGTCACATCGTTCGCTGCACGCAAATTCCGCCACGGGCAGATGTACTGCGCAATGATTGGCCTTAAGCGTGTAGGAACCATCAAGAAATACTTCAAAGGCGTGGATGACGTGACGTTTTACAGCGCCACACGCGAAGAACTAATCGACTTCCTGAATCACGGGAGATAGCCATGTTATATGCATTTAAGCTGGGCAGAAAACTGCGCGGCGAGGAACCTTATTGCCCTGAAAAAGGCGGGAAAGGTGGAGCCGATAAAAGCGCAAAGTATGCAGCAGAAGCCCAGAAGTATTCCGCAGACCTGCAAAATCAGCAGTTCAACACCATCATGAACAACCTGAAACCGTTTACTCCTCTGGCTGAGAAGTATGTCGGCAGCCTCGAGAACTTATCGTCTCTGGAGGGGCAAGGTCAGGCGCTTAACCAGTATTACAACTCTCAGCAGTACAAAGACCTTGCTGGTCAGGCGCGCTATCAGAGTCTGGCGGCAGCGGAAGCAACAGGTGGATTGGGTTCCACCGCAACCAGTAATCAGTTAGCAACAATCGCACCAACGCTTGGTCAGCAATGGCTATCTGGACAAATGAACAATTACAACAACCTGGCAAATATCGGTCTTGGCGCTCTTCAGGGGCAGGCAAACGCCGGGCAAACATATGCCAACAACATGAGTCAGATTTCACAGCAAAGCGCGGCGCTGGCTGCGGCAAACGCCAACCGACCGTCAGCATTGCAGCAGGGGGTTAGTGGTGCTGCATCCGGTGCGCTTTTGGGTGGTGGCATAGCCAGTGCTCTCGAGCTATCAACTCCGTGGGGTGCTGGTATCGGTGCTGGTCTTGGTCTGCTTGGCTCGTTGTTTTAAGGGGTAATCAATGGCTACGTGGCAACAGGGTATTAATTCTGGTGGTTTTCTGGCTGGCATTGGTGCGCAAAACGAGAATGCGCCAAAGGCAAGCGACATTAACGCAACGCTTGGTCTGATCCGCGAAAACAATGAACTGGCTCGATCAGGTGCAAATAACGTTGGTCTGACCGCGTTACGTGGTCTGGCTGGAGTTGCTGATATTTATAAGCAGGAACAGCAACAGAAAGCTATTAGTGCGTTCAATAAGGTTCATGCTGATGCATGGGCTTCTGGTGATCCATCGGGACTATTTAAGTTTGCCCAGGAAAATCCAGCGTTTGTTGCACAGGCACAACAGGCGTTTTCCGGTCTTAATGAGCAGCAACGCAACGATATGGGCGATTTAGCCATGAGGGCTAACGTCGCTCTTTCTCAGGGACCGGAAGCCTACAGTAAATTCATTACTGACAACAAGGACAGGTTAAATCGCGTGGGGGCGAATGCTGACTGGATGATTCAGACAGGTATCCAGAATCCAGAGCAGCTATCACACATGCTGACTACTATGACGCTAGGGGCTGTTGGTCCGGATAAAATGCTGGATTATCAGGATAAGATGGTTGGTCGCCAACTTGAGAAAGGGCGATTGGATGAAAGCATCCGTCAGGCTGATATGGAGAATGCGAGAGGATGGGCAAATATCCAGAACGCTCAACTAGACAGGGCTCAGCGGGCACAAATGCACTCAGATGAGATGGGATTGAAGCTAATGGAGCTGGGGCAAAAAGGTAAGCCGTCAGCAGACTTAATTAAGGGATTAAATTCTGACATTACCAATTTTGGCAAAAATTATAACTCTGTCAGAGCGGCGGCAAACTCTCTGCAAGCCCTTAGCAAGGTAAATACTGGCGCTGCCCAACTTGGGATTATCTTTAATTACATGAAGTCTCTCGACCCTCAGTCAGTTGTTCGCGAAGGTGAACAGGTTCAGGTCATGCGCTCTGATGGCATATGGGGGCAGATAAAAGGATATGTAGACCAGCTTAATGCAGGGAATGGCTTATCACAGGAAGCGAGGGATAACATTGTCAACGCAGCAAAAATTAACGCCAACGCTATGGGGCAGCAGTTTAACCAGCAGGTAGACGAATATCTGGATACGTATGGAGATACTATTCCTCAGGGGCTGAAAAAAAGCTTAGGGAGAAGGAAGGCCAAGCTATTTGACGATGTCCCAGCGCAGCCTACACCACAAGGTGGTAATGGGCAGACAAAAGCTGCGCCAAGTGGGATATCAGAAGGCGCGACGGCAACGAACCCTAAAACTGGTCAGAAACTCATTTATAGGAACGGACAATGGCAACCGATGTAGGTTTACCCGAAGGCTTTGTTCTCGATAATCAGCCTGATAACTCACAGCTTCCTGATGGTTTTGTGCTTGATGCCCAACCAGAACAGCAGCAATCACCTTTGGTTTCACCAGAGGAAAATTCCAGACAGGAAAATGTTGTTAATAAAGCCAACGGTTTCGACCGTTTTATGTATGGCGTTCTCAGTGGATTGATGGATGTTGGTAAAGGTGTTGGCCTGTTTCAGGATATGACACCAGAAGAGCAAGCCGCAATTCAGTCTCTACAGCAGAAGTTAGCGGCAAAACCATCAACCGCACAAGATGTTGGTGAGTTCGTTGGACAAGCAGCACCATTTGTTAGTGGTGGTGGGATTATTTCTCAGGTTCCGAAAGGGGCGGCAAGGCTGGCTGCCGCCGCAGGGCTTGGTGCTGGAGAAGGGGCTATTGTAGCCAATGGAACAAATAGCGATGTTGCTTCCGGCGCTGCTATTGGCGCTGTGGCTGGCCCTGTAGCAGAGATTGTTGGCCCAGCGCTTGGGAAGATTGCAGGAAAAATTAAAAATAGTGCCGGAGATATTTATCGCTCATCCGTAGGGATGGGTAGTAAATCATCTAAAGCAACGTTAAAGAAAGCTGCTGGCGCAATGGACAATAAATTTATCGGCGGGCAACGAGCTATTCAAGATTTCGCCGATGAAGTTAATCCTGATTTTAACGCGATAAATGCTATTCGTGAGCTAGAACTGGAAAATTATGCCACTCCAGGCATGATCTCTAATAATCCCGCTGTCAGGGCTCTTGATAATGCAGTGGCAAGTCTCCCTGGAACAGAGATTAGTGAGGCGCATAAGCGTTTTATTACTGAATTAGGAAGAAAAGCTGATGAAATGATAACTTCATTTGGGGGAAGCCTTGATAAGCAACTGGTTTCTGACAGGCTTGCAGATAATTTTGATAAAACCATTTCATCATTACAAAATCAGTCAGATAACATCTACAACAAAATTGCCGAAAAGGTTCCAGTAAGAGACCGTATTGAGGCAACTAATACATTGAATTTTTTAGAGGATTTTGCTGATGACATAGGTGGAATTGATGAATTATCTCCAATAATGAAGCGGACATTGAACCGACTTGATCCAAACACCTTGCCAACGTATGGGCGTTTAGATCTCGCTAGAAAGCAGGTGGGGCAAGCTATTGGCAAAGGCTCTGGTCCATTCAAGGATGAAGAAACAGGTGTTCTTAAAAAGTTATATGCAGCTATAACAGATGACCAACAGGCTGTCGCAGAAAAATATGGCGCAGGGGAGTTATGGACGCTTGGTAAGGAGTTGGTAAAAAAACGAAAATCCATTGAAGATGATGCTGTAACCGTCTTGGGTAGAAAACTTCAGCAATCAGCAATTCCAAAAGTTGAAAGTGCTGTTGTTAATATGGCAAAAGGAAACGGTGGTGACTTTAGGCAATTAATGAAGTCAATTCCAAAGGATATGCGGCAGGAAGTTGCGCTCACCTCAATGAATAAAGCATTTACCAGCTATGCCAAATCACCTGGCCAGCAATTAGGAGTTGATGGATTTGTAAAATGGTATAACGGAATGTCACGCAATGGGGCCAATATGAAGGCTCTCCGTGATGCTATTGGCACAGATGCATCAAAGCGCCTTGATACGATTTATCAAGCAGCTAAGTCTATGAATAGACTCAATACTGGTAAGCAGTATGCTAGTAGCCTTGTGGATCAGCAAGTTAATAACTTTCTGAAAGAAAAGGGTAGTCTCGCAAAAATTTATGGAATAGCCTCAAAAGCTGCTGCGGCGGAAGGTATTACAAGCTTATCTGGTCTTCCTGGTGTAGGTGCAACAGGGGTGATAACGTCCGCATTGATGTCAGGGAAAACAAGCAGGATAAAGGCTGCTGATGCTCTACTGTCTTCTCCTGAGTTTAAATCAATGCTATTTCGCCTGCAAAACGCACCAGTAGACAGAGCAGAAGTGAGACGCGTAATAGAAAGGAAACTGATGCAATCTGGGGCATTTAAGAGATGGGAGAAAACCTTATCAACAGATGAAGCAAAAACCATTGCCCGCACGGGGATTATTACATGGCTCGCTAGTGACAGTTAGTCAACTTTGGTTATTTTGCCTTCTTTTTCTTGATGAACTTTGCATCCATCATCTTTTGATAGCCAAACTAAAAACTTTAAAACCTTAAACACAAGTACGGCTACTGCAATGAAAGCACCAATCGCAATTATTGCTAGTGAAATTATTTGCATTGGTGCTTTTAATGCAGGGAAAATAGTGTAAATGATCGCGAAAACAGTAATTATGAGGAACCATCGCTTCACACCAACCTCCTTAGTTTTGAGCAGGATACCAGATGATAATGTGTCGCTTCCTAAAGGATATCAAAGCAACGGGATTTCAAGGTAAACTGCGGTTGCCAAAATACTAACATCTTCATTTCTAACAAGAATATTAGGATACATTGGGTTTAGGGATACTAGGTTTGTCTCTATTTCACCAATGTAAACCTGTTTGAAGCTCAATATTTGCTCTTTATCCAATGATGCTATTACATAATCTTTGCTTTTAGCTTTTACTAGAGGGCTGAACGTGACAACTGATCCTCTGGGAAAGCTAATGCCTGAACTTGTAGTCATAGCTTCACCTTCAATAGTCAATGCAAATGCAGAGTCACCAACATTGTATATTGCCGGATGAAATCTAGACGATGAATGTTCACCTGTGTTTAGGTAATGCATAACTTCATCTAGTTTGAGGATTGGTATTTGCTTTACCAGAACGTCAGGCATGACGTTTTTTGTTCCCGGACCCTGACCTTCACCCAGAGCTAACCACTCAGCCGTAGTACCTAATGCGTTGGCTAATGCCTGCAATACACGAAGCCGTGGTTTAGCCTCACCACCCTCGTATGCAGCTATTTGACGTTGAACAACACCAGCTAATTTTGACAACTGCGCCTGCGTCATACCCCTGGACTGTCTTGCCAGAGATACTCTTGATGGGAATTGATCGTCAAAATTCATTAGTTCACCATAAAAAATTCATTGACTCATACTGAGTGTGAGTGAATAATCAAACTACAAAAAGTGAGATTATGAGTTTTTCAAAAACAGGAGTGCATAATGACTGAAAAGATATCTTCCATCAAGCCGCGTCAGGTTCGTTTTACAGAAAAGGTTGATTCACATATCCGCGAATCAGCAAAAAGATGCCATAGGTCAATTCAGGCAGAGATAGCTTATCGAATGGAGTTATTGATGAAACTTGAGGCAAAGGGCGATGTTGTCATCCAATAAAAATAGCGAAGCCCGGCAGTGCGCGAACACAAACCGGGCCTCTATGTCAGTAACCGTATGCAAGGAAACTAACATGAATATTGTAGCAAAATCAGATTACAACTTCCACGGAGTTGAGTTGGTGCCCACCCGTGATATGCATGGTGTTTGGTTTACATCATCTAATATTGCATCTGCACTTAAATACGCAAATAGTCGTGCAGTAACAATGATTTATAACAAGTATGGCGATGAGTTTAGCGCCGGAATGACTCAGGTACTCGAAGTGAGTACCTCAGGAAATTATCGCAAAAAAGTGCGAGTTTTCTCACTACGCGGTGCCCACCTAATCGCGATGTTTGCTCGCACTCCTGTAGCAAAAGAGTTCCGCCGCTGGGTGCTGGATATTTTGGATCGGCAGGCAGAATGCTCACCGATTGCAAAACAGTTTACTGACGAAGAACTGGTTAATCTCTGCTACTTACAATTGTGGATGGAGAAGAGTCAACAAATGTGCAAACACATCTACCCAGGAATGAAGCAAATTGGTTCTGAGCTTTCAGGAAGAATTTACGATATTGCATATGAGACTCGCTATATGTCAGAAGAAACCAAGAAATCACTTCTTCGTGAAATGAAGAATCTTGATACCAACAATTTTGTCGTAAAGAACGCTCAGCCAATGCTGACAAAACTGCGCGGCGAGGAATGGATTCATTGATTGGTGCGCCGGACGGCGCAAAAAGAAAACCGCCAGTGTGCTGCTGGCGGCCTATGTCACACCCTTACTACCACATAAGGAATGCCTAATGACTTTGAAGAATGTAGCAAACATCGGATCCGTTGTCACGGATAAAACCATTGACAGCCAAAGCCTTCTGATGATGGTTAATGAAGCTCGCAAGTTATGTGGAGAGCCATCAGTACGTAACAACAAATTCATCGAGAAAATTGAGGATGAATTGGAGGGCGAGACCTACACAAAAAGTGTAGGTCGGAAAAACGGGGCTGACATTGATGTTATCTCCATGACTATCAAGCAGGCGCTTCGTGTTGCTGCTCGCGAATCTAAAGCAGTTCGCCGAACACTTGTAGACAAACTTGAAAGTATGCAGGAAGCACACATTAAAAGCGGTAAATCAGCGAGTGGACTTATTGAGTATCGTCAAGCGCGAACACTGAAAATGACGGTTGAAGCTGTTACCAATCTGTTCGATCTGATGCCAAATCTTGCGCCGGAGGCAAAGCAGACAGCGGCAGCAAGTATAATCAACCCGCTTGTTGGTTTTAATGCAATACCTCTTCCGGCAATAGAAGAGCATTACTACTCAGCAGGGGAGGTTGCAGAGCAGCTTGGAGTAACGGCCAACAAGATTGGTCGCATTGCTAACGCAAACAACCTCAAAACTGAGCAGTACGGGAAGTTCTTCCTGGATAAATCGGCGCATTCCAGCAAACAGGTAGAGGCGTTCCGCTACAATTCTGAAGGCGTTAAAGCACTACAACACCTGCTACATGGCTCAAATGTGGCGTAACATTTTATAATGAAAACTAAACCCGCTTAATCGCGGGTTTTTTCTTTCCTTAGAATTTCAGCCGCAACTTCTTTTACTCGTTCCGAGATTAATGAGGCCAGTCTCTCTTCTTCATCACGATACCCGCTTACAGGTGATGGTTTGGAGAGAGATTCTTCCATCGTAGCCACAATTTCGGAATTGATAGACCTGTTATTCATTTTTGCACGCTGCTTAATCTTAGCGTGCAACTCGTGCGTAAGCCTCAAGTGGAACTGCGCCTCATCGTATTTGCTGTACATCATCAATGCCTCACCAAATGGGTGGAATGGCATCGTAAAACCTACTGTACAAATCAACAATCGTACCGTTTCGGTATGTAACAAACGCCAACCGTAGCTACGCTGCGGCGATTCATTGTATCTGGAGCAAATTAAATGACAGATATTACAGCCAATGTTGTAGTGAGTATGCCTTCGCAACTATTCACTATGGCGCGTTCTTTTAAAGCGGTTGCCAATGGCAAAATTTATATCGGTAAAATTGACACTGATCCAGTAAATCCTGAAAACCAGATTCAGGTTTATGTGGAGAATGAAGACGGTTCTCACGTTCCTGTTTCGCAACCAATAATCATTAACGCTGCTGGATATCCGGTATATAACGGACAGATTGCTAAATTCGTAACTGTGCAAGGCCATTCTATGGCTGTATATGATGCGTATGGTGCGCAGCAGTTCTATTTTCCTAATGTGCTGAAGTATGATCCTGATCAGTTAAGGGGGGAGTTAAGTAATAAACTTATATATGTTGCTATTAATATAGAGCAAGAGGATGTCCCAGATATATTTAATCATGTAATGATTCATGGTCGATATGTTTATGAATCATCCACCCCCACGCTCACCCCAGATGGAATATTAATTATCAGGAGCAGAAATGGTAGGATATTTGAATTAAAGAAAACCAACTCTATTTATGCTTCTGATTTTTGCAATGACGCACAAACACTACAAAAAGCGTATGAATCCGCAGCATCTATTGGTGCAGAATTCATTATAGATAAATCATTTGAAGGCTTGATGGCTGTGAATGAAGACCCTTTTTCCCCTGGAAATGATGCTTTTAAATCTGTGTTAAGATGCGTAGATAATAGCACTATAAGATTTGAGAAGGATGGGGCATTAAAACTAGCAAATCAAAACAGGCCACAAAGCCATATCATTTACATAGCAAACGGTGTTAAAAATGTAAATATTTATAATCCTGTACTGGAAGGTGATCGGTTAACAAACACATCCGAAGGAGAACATGGATGGGGGCTTACAATACTTCAATCCTCTAACATTCGTATTATTGGTGGACTGTATACCAACATGTTTGGCGACGGAATATATATAGGCATGAAGTGGGGGACTACCGATGGCACGGTTCCAGAAAATATCTATATAGAAAAACCGATCGTCAAACAATGCAGGCGTAACGGTATAAGCCTAACGTCAGGTGAAAATATAATAATAGTTAATCCTGAGATTTATAATATTGGTGACTACGGAGGTGTTACAGGTGCTATGCCGAAATCTGGCATAGATATTGAACCAGAGGCAGACGAAAGTGTGCCTGGACACACTGTCCCTCGGTTGATTAATTGTGAAATCTCAAACCCATACATCAATGGTGCGTATACTGGTGTGGAACTTAATATTTTCCCTGACAGTCTTGTAGCTGATGTAATCATCTCGGGGAATACAACACTAACGAATGTGACTAACAGAGGGGTGACAGCTACTAGAGTTATGGGAAATGGTATAGGGAAAATCTTAATTGATAGAGTGGTATTTAAGACGTCTCCTTTAGACTTTTGTGTTTTTGAAATGCTGGGGGATGACCGCCTTTTTGTGGAAATAGGTGAAATTGTTGATGAAACTACTATAGCAGGTGGGGATAAAATAATCAGATTATTACCTAGAACTATTGATCCAATAAGCATCGGGTTATCTCGAAATTTTAAGAATCTGGTTATTAAAAAATGTACATCGACTATATCAACATTTTTAGTTTTGGCTGGTATTAGTTTAAAAGAGTACTTTATTGATATACATATAGGAAAGGAGGAAGATAATATAACCACATCATTAGCCTATGATAGTGGAGATACTGGCCCGGCCCAGATAAGAGGATTTATTGGAGGGATTGCCACAATAACATCTTTTCAAAATACAAAGCTGTTAAATAACACCATTATATTTAACCATAGCACTAATGATATTGATATAATCGCAAGTAGCACTGGTGATTTCAGAGAGTTAAAAATAATAAGAGCTATGACAATCTCATCACCAAGTAGAGCAATAGGTGTAGCAAATATAAGGTTTGTAAGTAACTCTTCAGAAGTAACGCAAGTAGCCACCACTGAATTCGGCGCTTGGATTAAATTAAAAAATAAAGAAGGCATGTATAGTGAAATAACTGGAATGTATGGTAATTGGATTTTTTCTTAGTGATATTTGATTTTTTGTAGATCCCCTCCCGCCATTACTGGAGTTGATGCGGGAGGGGGAGGGGTTATTTTAATTTTATTACAATAATATCTTTGGTCGCATGAATGCTATATATATTATTGTCAGAAATTAGATTTCCATCATCTGATATTGATACCGCGTTGTCTGCAGCTGATGACTCAGCACTAACAACATCTTTTAGTCCATTTCTCATCAATGTGAAAACCCCACCATCATATCTATTTGTAAAGACAGGAGGCAATATATCAGATATTACGGGAAATATTTTCTTATTTATGCTTGCAACAGAAGAGTTCTTCGCATAGCCATCAATAACAACAAAGTCGAGATATTTAGCTTTGCTATGATTAATATCATTAATCATTTGAAGTGATAAATTGTTTTGGAATTTAAATTCCTCTCTTGAGGCATTAATGGTGGCAAAAAAGATGGACAGCATAGGAATTGCAATGAATAATGATAGTAAGTAATTAAGTTTCCAATTAAGAAGTGCTGAGCCAATCAAAGGAACTGCCATTATAAAAACACCAAATCCGATAAATATCCTTGACACAAATACTGGCGATTTCCCAAAGACAGACACACCAAAAGAAGAAAAGAAACAACCCAAAATAGATATAGCAATAAAAAATAGTAACTGAAATTGTTTTCGTTTAATGGCAACACACACAGATGATATGGCTATTATTGATAAAAATATATAAAGAGGTGTTCCAATACCACTATGAAGAGCAACATCAATTTTTTTAACTGCGTTAATTATATTCTCATAAACATTGATGACTCCTCCTTTATTTAATTCAACTATTTGAGCATATTTCGAGAAGTTATTATTTAAAGATAATGATTCAAGTATTAATTTTGAGTATATAACATATGAAGAGACTACGCATGTAACAGATAATAGCACTCTGCTGGCTATTGATGTAAACTTTTCCCCTTTCAATGCTTCCATTGCAACCACTACTGATGCAAGCCCAATGTACACATTTATTGAGGCTTGATACAATCCAAGCGATATTGTTAGGCACAGTAGTGATGATATGGCGAATGTTCTACTTTTTGTAAAAATGAACGGAATAGCCGAAAGTGCAATAGATAAAATCATAAATGCACCATCATATCTAAATAGCATATTAGACAAAAGAAAAGGGTTAAGCATAAATATTGCAAAAGTTATATTAACTATAACCCCATCTTTTGATAGTATATTTTGCAATGCATTTGTTAGTGATATAACAAGAAGCACAGACGTTAAAATTAGTGGTAGCGGGTAAATATCTGGTATGCTTTCAGATCTAAAGAAAATAAATAATTTATAGAATAAATCTGCAAAAGGCCTTCCATCTTCAGACCAACCATAATATCCCCAATACGATCTAAATACATCATCATAGTAGTAAATATTACATGTTATAATAAAAAACAAAATAATAAATAGTATGTAGAAGTTGATTTTGATTGTTTTATTCATTTTTCATTCTCTTGATAATAAATCTAGGTCTAGCTTTGCACTCTATGTAAATTCTTCCTATATATTCACCAAGTACGCCAATTCCTATAAGCTGAATTCCGCCTAAGAAGAGAATGGACACCATAAGTGATGGGTAACCGCGAACCGGATTTCCAAACACCAAGGTGTCGATAATCATCCATGTGCCATATAAAAGAGCCATTCCAGCTACGAATAGCCCAATATAAGTCCACATACGCAGAGGGAAAGTGGAGAAACTTGTTATACCTTCAAGTGCGAGGTTCCATAATTTCCACCCATTGAATTTCGTGCTGCCGGCTATCCGCTCAGCACGGACATACTCAACTACATCTGTAGACCCACCAACCCAACTAAGAATGCCTTTCATGAAAAGATTGCGTTCTGGCATAAGCTTAATATTATCCACTACATCGCGGGACATCAGCCGGAAATCGCCAACATTTTCCTCGAGCTTCGGATTGCTGATCTTATTGTGAAGCTTATAAAACCACTCTGCTGTCTTGCGCTTCAGACGCCCATCTGTAGAGCGGTCTGAACGCTTTGCCAGCACCATATCGGCGCCAGCCTGCCAGTTTTCAATAAGATGAGGAATAACCTCAATCGGGTCTTGCAGGTCAACATCAATTGGAATCACGGCATCTCCAGTAGCATGGTCTAACCCTGCAAACAATGCTGGTTCTTTACCAAAGTTGCGAGTAAATGACAAAGGAATAACTAGAGGATCTGAAACAGCCAGAGCATTAATAATTGACTCAGTAGCGTCTTTGCTACCATCATTTATAAAAACAATTTCTACTTCATATGGCTTCAACTCTTCGAATTCACGTACCGTTTTATAAAAAATTGGTATCGCCTCTTCTTCATTGAAGACAGGAACTACAAGAGATATCTTCATTTCGCACCCCTAAAGACAATTAACCTTGAATAGACGAAACCGCACACCAGGCTGATGGCGGAGGAGGTAATAAGAGTAATGATTGGGGGAAGTGCGCATCTATCAGCAGCCCATCCAACAGCAGCGCTAAGCGCTCCCATGAACGTGACGTATAACATGTAGCGCATCGTTGTAGCCGATGCTTTGAATGTGAATTTTGCATTCGCGAAGAAGCTAAAGCTCACTGCCACAACGAAACCTGCGAAGTTTGCCAGAGCCTGATTTGTATGCGCTGCATAGATACAAACACCAAAAACCACCCAGTGTATAAGTGTGTTTAGCACACCAATCGAGGTGTACTTTGCAAATAGCTTTAACATTTCTTCTATCAGCTAATAATTAAAGGCATGGAGTCTATCATCCTAGCCTCAATCGATCGATGACTTGCGGTAGTTGATGAGAAAAAACTCATACACACAAAGTTTTGTACTGGAATGCAAGGCGTTATGCTTCTCTGGAGTGCGATATGTTTGATGACAAAAAATTAGCGCAAGAAGACAAAAATCACCTTGCGCTAATGCTCTGTTACAGGTCACTAATACCATCTAAGTGGTTGATTCATAGTGACTGGATATGTTGTGTTTTGTAGCATTATGTAGTCTATTTTTTAGACTACAGATGCTGTAACACATTGATATTAATGGTTTTTAATGTTTCACGTTCAGCTTTTTTATACTAAGTTGGCCTTATAAAAAAGCATCGCTTATCAATTTGTTGCCACAAACAGGTCACTATCAGCCAAAATAAAATCATTATTTGATTTCAATTTTGTCACCCTCTGCTTTTGTCATCACGATACGGTGATGTCATGGTGTCCGACACATGCCCGAGAAGGCGCGGTGTAAACTTATCGCTTATCTGCTTCTCATTAGAGTCTTGCAGAAAAACTGCACAACTCGTGAAGGGTAGGCGGAGCTCCTTAGAAGGAAAGACCTGATACTTTTCGTGCGCGCATAAAATACCTTGATACCGTGCCGGATGAAAGCAGTTCACGACGAGTAGATGCAATTATGGTTTCTCCATCGGACATCTCTTTAGTATTTAATCAGGCGTTAAAAGCGTTAATGATGTGGCCCTGAAACGACTAGCTGTGCTCGCCATTATCAGTGGCGATGTGGAAACGAACCCCGGGCGAAGCCGTGTATTACGGCATGGACGCCCGATATAACGGGTACGGTCAACTCCTGTACGAAAACACTATCGACAAAAGATCACCTCAAAAGTGCAGCGATCAACAGCACAGCAAAAACGGCGTAGACGAATGCAAAATGTTCGGAAACTGACTTTCAAAATGGGTGCTGACCGTCAGGAAAACGTATCAGTTATAGTGTGGATCACGTTGGTACATCCTGAGTAAAAATTTACGCCCGCTATTATTTGGCGAGCGTAAGACAGCTAAAATATCTT